TCAGCGGGCTCTTTTACCAAAAATGTCCTCTGAACGTGACTGAAGCTGTTTGAGTGCTTCGAGCATGTCATCATTATCCAGTGAGCGCTGGGATTTCTTCCCTTCCTGCTTTGGCCGTCGTCGGGAAGGGCCATCTCCAGCGGGAATTGACTGAGAGCGCGTGTTATCCCGCTTGCTCTGCACCAGACTGATAAACTCCAGGGTTCGGCCAAGACGCTTGTTATCGACAATCGCGCCCTGGTCGATTTCTGACAGTCGGTCGTAGGTAGAGTAGGGAAGTAGCGTACCGTTCAGGCGCAGCTCTTTTCTGCCATCAGGATAGTGATACACATCGATATATTTACCTATTGCACGGCGACTCAGTTCGCTGTCTTCAATCAGGTACAACATTTTATCATATTGTATCGTCAACGATTTTGAGACTTTACGTTTTTCACGAACAGTGAAAATAAGCCCCAGGTCCTCATCATGTTCTACAGCACGGTGTACGTCAAAATCATGTCGCGGTACTTTGCCAAAACGGCGGTTATAGTCAGCCATATAGGCCTCAGCGAAGTCATTTGCAGCCTCCATTGAACAAATGCCCTGTAACCGCAGCTCTTTGACCAGACGATCCTGTAAAGTGAGGTGAGCTCGTTCTACACGCCCTTTGGCGGGACTGGTTTCTGCACAGATAGTCTGGATGTTCAGTTCATGCATGGCTCGCCCAAACTGAGTATGCCCGTCTCCGCCTGTGGCGTGTTTATTGTTAACACGAAAAACACCGGCTTTATCGCTGTACAGTGCCAGCGGTTTACCATGCTTATCGATATAGCGCCGCGTGGCTTCGAAGTAAGAAAACGTGGACTCCGATTTAACAAACAACAGTTCCATCAGTTTGCTGGTTGCATCATCAACATAGACCAGCGCGGTGCAGGCCGGGCCACGGCCTTCAAACCAGTCGTGATCACAGCCATCTATTTGTATCAGCTCACCAGTACACGGACGCCGGTACCGTGGTTGAGGGATCCTTGCGGCACGTTGTTTACGGGGAACCCATAAGCCAGCCCGCACCATGATGCGCCGGACAGTTTCTTTGCCAAGAAACAGTCCGTGGAGTTCTTCGAGCTTTTCACGCGCCAGAGTCGGACCGAAATCAGCATAACGCGTCTTGATCAGTTCCAGAGCCTGATCTGCGAGCCCGGGTGGCAACTGGCGGTTACCACGCATGCCACATCGTCTGCTGGCCATACCAAGCGGTCCGCCTTCACGGTAACGGGCAAGAAGTCTGCGGCATTGCCTGTCGCTGATACCGAGGTGCTCGGCCGCACGGCGCGTTGTGATGCGACGTTCAATGACGTCCTGTATAATCTTGATCCGGTTGATCTCTTTCAAAGTAAACACTCCTGAGCTTTCTGCGCTCATGATATGCCTCCCGGTAGTTTAAACGGACCAGTGAAGCTTACCATAGCGCGGACATCTGAATTGAGCCACAGGCGGACATTACTATTGAGCCATTACATCATTGGTGCGCATAATGTATATTATGTTAAATTGCAGACCAAAACGAGTAAACCGCTTGTTATGCGCGTTAATCTCAGAAAACCCTTGTTCTCCGTGCCTTAAAGCGTATCCGTAGTCAGTTTAAAAATCAACTACAAACAAGCAATCTACATCACATCCCCGCCCTTTTCATTCAACCATCCTAATTATCAATCACATACGGGCATTAATTGATCCGTTTCGATCACTCAACAGATCGCGTTACCGCTTCGTATGTGCGTTCGCAGACTCTCCCGGCGCTTGCTGCTGCATCAGCATACTTAGCGATTTCTCCCGCGCGACGGTCTGATTCTTCGTACAGGTCGGCAAGCAAACTTGCGGTTTCGGCGGCTGTCTGCCTTCTGGCGGCATCTGCGGAAATCCTGCCTGTTTCACTGGTTGCGAGTTCACGCCTGATTTTTGCGAGTTGCCCGCGCAACTGGTCAGCAGCATTATCAGCGTCAGCAGCATCAGCCAGTGCCTTTTGTTTTTCCCGTTCTGCATCATTTACAATTTCCTCTGTTTTCTTCTTACGCCGGATTTCTTCTTCACGCTGCGCTTTTTCCTGTGTCAACTGTGCGTCTTTATCGGCCTTGTCGCGCTCCGACCATCTCAGTTTCCATTCTTTATCGTTATCCTTTTTCCCGGCCTCAAAAGCTGAATCATGGATGACATAACCAGCGCCACCTAATGACGACGCTACAATCAGGCCAATTAATACGGCATATTTTGTTTTCATTTGTCCATGCCCCAACAAGTTAGCTCTGATTCCTGGTCTCTGCGGATAACCTGACCGTAACAATTATTCTCCCGGATGCGACAATCACTCCCGGCATCCCATACCCAGCGCTTAATTTGCGCACAAGCACCTTTAAAGTTCCCCGCGTTCAGGTCACGATAAAACCCCGATGGAAAACATTTACCGGGGCCAATATTCCACGGACAAAATGATGCAATTCCAACTTTTTGAGGCTCCGTTAATTTCACGTGGACATTTCTATCCACCCATGCCAGCGCCTTAGCTTGTTCGGCTTTATCAATTTTATCGCACTGTGCTCGCGTTAATGTCATGCCCCTGATTACCGGCTTGCCGTCAACGTAAGTCACACCGCCGCAAATAGTCCATATACCCCGGCTTTTGTCCTGATAAGCCGTCAGGCTGGTTCCTTCTTTTTCGTGCTGAAACTGCGCCATCAATACCGGAGCACTAGCCCCGGCAGCAATCAAACCCAGCATAACGGCACTTAATTTGCTCTTATTCCCCACGCACACCTCCACCTAAAGCGATTAGGTATTTTTTTCGCTCGTAATACCAGTTAACGAGGCAAGTCACCACAGTGCATAAAATGCCGATAATTACCGCCCATTCATTAATAGAAAGCACCGCTAGAGCAGTCGTAATAATTCCCACCCTGTATTTAAACCAGTCCCAAAACTTAATCGCACCCAGCGTGAACCCCATCACCAAAGCCAGTAGTACACCCAGCTTTTTAGGCGAAAGTGATTCAATAAATCGCTTCCAGAGTTTCCCCACTTAATCACTCTCCAGTTCGTCGTAAAAGAAAAGGCCAAAACCCCCATTAAAAGCGTTAACGTCTCCAAATTTTTCATTTGGTCTAAGACGTGCAACACCAATCGCTCCCGCGCCAGCATAGCCCGGCAATTTTCCGCTAAGTCCGTGCCAGACTCCTGGACGCAAGCAAATTTGTGACAGTGTAACCGTTCGGTCTGCGTTGGATATTTCAAGCCACCACAGCTCTGCGGTTGTTGCGAAAAACAGGCGCATATTCAAAACCACGCCGTTTAGTGATGATGTGAATTCCTGGTCTGGGATAGATGCGATAACACCAATCTCGTAGTAAGCAGGCTCCATTTACGCCCCTCCCAATACACGACGCATTTTTTCGAGCGCATAGACTTTTTGCGGCTCTTTGTTCGCGTCTACCGTGGTGGCGCTCTTTTTACCTGCGGAGGTTTTCCCCTTCCCTGCCGGCTTAGAAGTTTTTGCTTGCGCTGATTTTGTGCGTGAGCGCTGGAATGTCACCGTGTCAACTTTCTGAGCAGTGAGCTTGACGGTATAGCTGTTTTTCTTAGGAACGGCTTCAATTGAAAGCGATGTGATACGGCATTGAGGCATTGCCATGAAGGATGTATATACCGACACAAATTCCTTCGTATCGTATGCCGCCTGAATGGCCTGAGCCTGATTCATGGCCGAAATGATATGCAGCGGCGCAAAAGGCAAATCGGTGCCAGTGATGATTCCCTCAAAACTGGCTACCTTTGGATCGTCAACCTCACCATCTGATATTTTATAGCCCGTCTCAATCTTCCCTTGTGCAATGGTTCGTTTTGCCGAAACTTCCTCACGTGTTTTGAGCCTAAGTGACACCGTCACTCCTGATTCAAACACCATGACAGCCCGTTTATCGTGTGGCGCACTAATCGCCGCGTCCATACCTTCAGCCATAAAAACCCCAAAAAAAATCCCCTTCGTAGAGGGGATTTTCACATCTTAGCTGTGTGGGTTACATGCTGTTACCGCTGGCGGTTAATCGCTCTTTTTTGCCTCTGCCGCTTCACAAATTCGGCGTAGATACTCGTTGTTTTTGAATGAAACCATGATTAATTCAAAAATCACCCTCGTAGCCACTAGAGATACAGCAAAACTGATACTCATACCTTCGCTTTGACGTAACCAGCTTAAAATGCTGCCGAGGATGAGAAGCACTGTAACTAACCAGTAAACAACAGTGATTATTTTTGGTGTTATGAGAGTTTCGAAGGTTGCAAAATCCTTAAACTCATTCTTTGGCATTACCTTATCCTTATCTTGCCCCTGTTGACTCCGCGATATTACCACCAATATCACCAGATAGAGTACCCGGCTCATCAATATTATTTACCGTATCAGCTGCCTCTTTTGGACTATTAACAATAATGGTAGTTGTTTTATTTCCACTATTGCTAATGTTTGGTGTACCTGTAGCCGTTGAAGGAAGGATACCAAGAGCGCTTTCTATGCCCGGTAAGGGATTGAGGTCAAACATATCACTTAACCCACCCAATGACCTGAATGTATTCGGCAGCGGCGTAAGGTTATAAAGCCCCTGAAAAGCCGTCATCCACGGATTTTCAATAGCATCGGATATAATCCCGTTGCTTCCATTTTGCTTAGTTGCGTTGTCTATACCCGAAGCAGCTTTTCCAGCCAAATCAATAATCGTTCTGAGGGCTGCTATAAGATTTGGGTAACGCCGTTCAAATTCGTCAAAACTGCCAAAAACACTATCAAAAATGGTACCTCCCTTGCCATCTAACCATGCTTTCCATTCTACAAACGCTTCATAAACTACCCATACAGCGGCACCAATCGCAAGGAAAGGCCATACAGCTGCAATAACTGGAATAGCCAACGCGGTAAAAGCCGCCCCAACAGCGCCAAGAATACCTATCAGAACCGCCGATTTACTTTCGTCTGCGAGCGTTGACCAGAACGCGGCAACCTCTTTTTCCGCACTTCTAAGAACAGGAATCAAAGTATTGGATGCCCAATCTGTGAATTTTTGCCAATCTCCACCTATCGTTGCTTTGGCAAGAAAGTTTTGCCAGTCATTTCGCATCACCGTTAATGTTTGTCCCCACGTCCATCCTTGCTTTTTAAGAAGGTCAGCATTATTTGCGGCCATTTTTTCAAAGGCCTTTAGCATCGTTTCCGCTGTCAGCTTCCCGGCCTCTGACATTGCCCGCAGCCCTTTTACATCTGTGCCGAAAGCCTTCGCGACTTCCGGGGCCATTGTGCCAATGGCCTCCATGAAGGATCTAAATTCATCCCCGCCGAACCGGTCAGAAGAAAATGCCTGGCCCATCTGGTAAAGCGCTGCGTTTACTGCTTCAGCACTGCCACCACCTAACTGTAATGCGCCCACCAGCCCCTGAGTCGCTCGGATTGTTTCCTCCTGAGACTTCCCAAGTTTCTGCGTGGCGGTCGCCATATTGGTATAGGTTGAGATAAACGCTCCGCTATCGCTTCTTACTGCGCTTGCTGCCTCATTTAAAGCAAAGAATGCATCTTTCGCATCACCTGTTGTTTGTGCAAGTCTTGCAATTTGCGCTTGTTGCTGCTGAATAGAATCTAGGTCATCAGCCAGTGATTTCCCAATAGCAATAATGCCTGCCGTTAGACCGGCTCCCGCCAAGAGATTTTCAGCACCTAAGCCTTTCCCGTCGCCCCCTCCACCAGCAGATTCATCATTTCCTTTTGGGTTGAGTGGGTTTCCTGAAAAACTCCCTGCTGAAAAGTCATACCTAGAAAGCGGATTTATCGTTGAAGGATCAAACAATCCACCACCATTCCCTGAAGGAGAGCTACCCCCGTGGTATGGAATGAAAAGCCTTCCCCCTCCTGAGCCTCCCATCAATGGTAAACCAACACCACTCCCCATGCCTTCTACTGCCGCACGTGCAATTTTTTGTGATTCCCTTTTAACCGTATTAGCCAGCGGCGTATGGACAATCAAATTAGAGCCTGTAGCGGCTACTGTGGCTATTGCTGCTGTAGCGGCGGCTGTCGGCGCTGTTGATGCACTGCTGGGCGCATAGGGGCTTGCAGGCTTCAGGTTGTTGACACGCTTGATAGCGGCGTCAAGCTGATTAACCTTTGCGATAGCCTTATCAATCGCAGCATCAAAGCTGTTGAGCCCGTCAAGGTCGGGAATAACGTCAATTTTCGTTACGAGATCGGCTGACTGGTCTGTCATTTTTTCACCTTACTAAGCGCGTGCTGAACCGCGTTATCAAATTGGATAACGGCGGAGGCTCTCATAATGGAATCAAAGGAGGCGCGGCCTGACACTACATCGCTGAAGCTAATCAGGCCGCTTTCTATCACTCGCCAGATGACAAGTTCTGTGCGGACGGTTCGGTCAAGGTTTTCAGCAAGGCGCTGAACAGTTGTCGCATGGCTCCCTGCATCGTTCCCGCTGTGTCCAGACCAATATTTTTTTTTAAACCTGCTGTAACCGGAAGAATGGAGAGCTTCAGGCACTCCAGCGCCACCAGATACACATCGGCGATGTTGGCAGCGGTGAAATTGGTATTCACTGCGTCCCAGCTATCCAGAAACTCGCCATTATCGACCAGTTGAGCGCGGGATTTTGCCAGCAAGGTAAATAACAGTTCGTCGTGGTCTTCCCGGTTAAGCACCCCGAAAATCTTCGACGACATAGAAAGAATGCTTTCTACCTGGCTGATACCGTGTTTGGCGAGAATCTCCGCCACGCGCAAATTAAAGTGAATGGCATCAAAAGCGCTCATTCGGACTACACAGAATTTACGCCCGTTGATTTCAACGTGTTTGATTGAGTCGTCCATCAGGTAATATTCACTCCATTAATGACCGAATCCACCTCGCCAGTAACGAGTTTCCATTCCAGTGTTTGAGCACCAGCGCCGTTATTTGCGCCATCAGTAGGCTGACGGGCAAACATCGCGTAACCCATGCGGTGTACCGACAGATTACGCGTATTGGTTAGCGTGACGGGTACTACGGACTTCGTTTTCTGCATCAGAAAAAGAGCCGTGTTAACCGGAGAGTTTCGCTGTGTGACGAAGGTTAAAGACCCTTCTTCAGTCGGATTATCAGTAAAAGACCAGTCGCCGCCGATGCCGGAAGAAACGGTAATCTGGTCATCCGTCATTTCCAACGTGATATTGCTGTCTTTAGCCAGACCGATTACAGGCACAACGCCTACGGTAATCAGCCAGTCCTTAGAGGACATTACGCCTAAATACATAGTTAAACCCCGTAAGTCATTGCGGTGCCAACAGCATCAACGTGCTTAATGGCGTAGCGGAGATAGAAATAGAATTTAATGGTTATATCGCCTTTGATACGCTGCACGGCGCTGATTTCTGACATCGTCGGACGCACTACAGTAAATCCACGGACATAATCGCCGTTATCGTCCGTAAAATTCTCCATAATGCCGCCAGCAGTCTGGCCCGCCTTCAGCGAGCTTTCCATCTGGTTAGAGACCAGTTCATAGCCCGGCATGTCGTGCCCTACTTTGTTACGGTTGATATGCAGCGTAGCAAGGTCTTTTTGCATCCGGTCAGCCTGCCAGTAGCAGAAACGAACAACTTCAATCGCTTCTCCGTCGCCGCATGTGCCGGGGTAAGTTACCGTGACGCCGGAACCATAATCTTCAAAGGTATTGCCGTTTAGCGCCTTAATTTTCTGGTAATCGGTTTCGGTGAATCCATCACTTTGAACGGCGTTAAGTGTCTTGAGCGCCCACGTTTCTGAGCCCGGTTGCATGACAAGACAACGCCCGGCGATAGCAGCGTCAAGGAAGTTCTTTTCCAGCTTCGTCGAAATGGCAAACGAACCCGCCATATTCTTATCGAAAAGGTATTTCGTAATGTTGTCAGTCGCCCAGGTGGAAGACGTGTAGTCATCGATAAACACCGCCATTTTATCAATCTGCGATTCGACCCAATCAGCAATAGCTTTCTGAATCGACAGATTCCGCGACGGCGTCATGCACATAAAGAACTTGTTGTACTGGTTTTTGATGGCAGCAATCGCTGCACTGACGCCAGCAGCCAGCGCTGTAGATTCAGCGTGAACAACTTCGGCCCCTTCCAGATAGACAATGCGACCATCAACCAGAAACTGACCTGTAGTCGTTGCATCAGCAACGATATCAGCCGCTGCGCCAGTGCTTCCGGCCCAAGTAGTGCCGTTATAACTCGCGTAGCGATATTCCGTACCTTTCACATAGCCGATGGTGGCCTTTGTAGTTGTAGGTGCGCCGGAAACCGGAACCCCCGTCAGGGCAATCATAGTTTTGCTGTAAGCGGCGGAGAAATCGCCGACAACCAGCGTATCCGGTGACGGACTTTGAGAGAAATACGCCTGAACCGCCAGAAGATTATCGCCGGATACGCCGTCTGAAATGGCATCATCAGCGCTGGTATATACCCGGTAGAGATCGGCAAAATCCGCGACGACAGCGGATTCGTAATCTGTGAATTTTTTCCCGAAAAATGCCGCGCCCGGCGCGAGGATTAACCCGACACCAAACACGCCATATTGAGCGGCGGTAGTTTGACGCCCAATTTTTACACTAAAAAGCCGACTTAAATTCGCCATTTAATAGCCCCTGATAGCGAGAGTGACTTTATCGCACGGTGTAACCGTCGCGCTTTCAATCCAACTCTCTCGTTTGTAATGCTGGTACACAAATGTCAAAGACAGCGTTACCTGTGCCATCTGCTGGTAAACGAGGTTATCAATTAGAGGGGAGCTATTCTCGAAATCGCCCGAGCGGTCAATACAGCAGTTATTTTCGAACTGCCAGAAATCACCTTCAGTCGAATCGACCTCATTCAAAAAGTTTTCCAGAAATGCCTGAGCGTCATCTGATGACCGGATGACGATAATTTTCGCTTCACAGTTGTAGTGATAAACGCGGTAATCGCCATCCCATGACTTTGCGAACGCCTGCGGCTCTCTCGATGACGTGAGAAGATGGATGGCAGTAAACGGATCCTTTGATTCAGGAATTTTCTGTTGAGCGTAAATGGGACTATCGCCCACCAACTCAATCATTGCCTGTCTTGCCCGTACCATTGCAACGTAGGGCGCACCGCTCAGGATTGTTGGTCTGGCTTGCGTATCGGTTTCTTTGAGTGTGCCAGCCGGAAATTTTACAACATCGCCAACATCCAGCCGGAAATCAGCCGAAATATTGATAGTGGTTCCGCTGCCATTATCCAGCACAACAGAACTGACCACGGACGGATCCCGATAATTATATGGCGTGAATAAAATATCTTTGCTGTTGCCGTTAGCGGTGAATGTCGCCTTTTCTGCACGATAATCAGAATATGATAATTCCCCGTCAACGGTCATTAATTTGACCGTATAATTAGTCATTATCCCACCAGCGCGAGCGCGTCCCGTTCTTTCATACCAAATAGCAAATATTCGTAGTGGTTAATAACGCCGTTTTGCCATTCCTGCCGCTGCACCACTTCGTAATATTTACCCGCACATAGCACTATAGCGCCGTTATGCTCACCCTCTTCTGTAACCTCTAAATCCGTTTCGCCAATGGCTTCCATGTAATCTTGAGGTTTGCGCCCGGTAAGGTACGCCCGAAATGAACCGCCACCATCAACCGGCTGCATACTGAGGAAAGCGGATTGTTGCTCTGAATATCCCTCGCGTGGCATACCGCCAACTATCTCAATCGGTAATGGACGCCAGTAGTGAATTAATCGTCTCATGCAAAAGCCCTGTAGTTGACTGTCTGAATAAGCGTACCGCTATGAATAAGCGGCTTTGTTGAACCCTTTCGGGCGATGGTGATATCTGAGTTAGGACGGTATAGCGCGGAATCAGCGATTGTTTTTCTGGTAATTTGAACAGCCTGAGCACCTATGCGAGCAATAGCCTGTTGCGGAGTAATGCGACCTCGCGCAACATCACGTAAGACCTCCTTGTAAGCGTCTGTACGCATCCAGTCAGCTATTCTGTCTGCCGCAAATCGCATAAATGGACGCTCTGGTATTAACTCCCATCCCATAGCGTTCTTTGTGCCGAAGTTATTCCAGGCTCCATACAGCGCAACATCGACGCCCTGATTCATTTTCCCTCTGTGAATACCAACGGTAAGCTTGACGCCCGCCAGCGCATTCACGCGCTGACGGATTACGCGGTCAAAGCCCTTTGTTTCAAACTTTGCACCTCCACGCATGGATCAAACTCCGTTAAACGTTTTCAAATATCAGAATATTTATCTTCAAAATCGAGCGTTGACCCTCTTTTTATTGCTGATGGCCAAGTTGTCCATTCGCATTTTTAGAATAAAATTCCGTTAAGAGGCGTGACCGATAAGAATGCAACCGCCTGTCAAATCCCCCATTGCGTCTAAAAACTCCTGCCCCCACTGCGTACCCTGCCAGCCAGACTTTTGCGCGGCTTCTGTGAATGTCACCGCTACTTTCCCTTCCCGGCGACTTGCAACACCGCGAACACTTGCGCTTATGCCTTCTACTGCTATTGGGGCGAGATTGGCAGCAACATACAGCGCTTTCAGGCGCTCAATGTCGTAACCGTACTCCGCAGCGGCCCGCAGGTTGTAAAGCCGCTCACATTGAGAAGAAAGGGCGCTAATAGCGCCCTCATCAAGTGTCACCCCCGGTAGCAGAATGGCGAGCCAGTCATTTACCGTCATGCTATGCCCTTACTCGTCGTCAGAATCAACTACGCCGTCATGCTCTTTATTGAGCTTTTTGGCTTCAGCGGCTGAAACTTCTTTTAATCGGCCTTCGTCCAGAAACTGCTTAACGCCGCCGATGGTCAGTGTTGCGCCGTCCACTTCGACCGCTGCCAGCGGAGCGATTGAGATAGTAATAACGGTGCCTTCGCTGTTTTTTGCACCGATGTGAATCGGTGCCTGAGTGGTGTTAGTCAGAAAAACTTTTTCTTTCTCAGCCATAAGTTAAATCACCTTTGAGGATTTGGCAGCAGCCAGCGGCGCACGGACGATAACGCCAGCAGAGCGCGACAGGCACGGAATAGACAGGTCTAGCCCGCTACGCTGAACCGGCAACTGACGGAACAGCACAGGAGTAGCCTGGGCGAAGTGGCGACGATTGTTTGCCAGCGCGATACAGATACCGTCATCATCCAGATCGGAGTTTTTGCGGAAAGTAACTTCCGGGTAAGAGCTACGCAGGAATGAAAGCACCGTGCCGAGCGTACCACTCAGGCGCAAGCCCTGAATTCGCGCCCACGCCCTAGATGGCATATGGAATTCATTCACTTCGTAGATTTTCGTGGTGTTTACCGCAGCGATAAGCGCCGAGCAATCGTCGCAAATCTTATCGCCGTCAGAAGTCGCCCAGGCACCTTGTAGCGCCACCAGCGGAATATTCGGATGTTCGATAAAGCCGATAATCTGATATTCCTTGTTGCCGCGCCATAGCAGATTAGAAACGGTGCGCTCATGCGCTTCGCGGGTATTGAGCGCCAGAATGTTATCAAGCGGAGTACCGGACATTGCCGCCGCCATAACGTCACTGTAGGTGTAGCCATAGCCCAGCCCGATATCGTACATCAGCGCGAAGTATTCCCGGCCTTTAGCGCTCATCATTGGCATATCTGTACCGAATGCCGCCATGATTTTAGCCATGCCCTGAGCGGAGTATATGCGATAACCAGCCCACTTAGCGCCCTCGTTGATGCCCGGCTCCTGCTGGAACATGGTCAACGCGACCGGCGCGGGCATTTCTTCCATGTAAACATCGTTTGACATGGAAATGAGGTCACGGGCAAAAATTAGCCCTTGCTCGTCAACGTTGATACCCGGCACCGCGCCAGCTACCTGAGCTTCGGTAAAAAGCTGCGCCATAAGCGCGGCTAAATATTTCTCATTCATCTTTTAGGGTTTCCCTGTTAGCTAACGGTGATTACAGCGGTGTCAGTGAAACCACCGTCTTCAGTACGTACCGTAATGGTTGCCGTCTGTCCGGTTGTTGCCCCGCTTTTCACCGTGGCAAGGCCGGATGCGTCCACAGTTACTACGTTCGCATTGCTGGATGCATAGGTAACGTCTTTATTGGTCGCACCTGCCGGAGAAACTGTCGGCGTAAACTGCTGAGTCGCGCCAGCGGCTTTAGATGCGGTTTTAGGCGACAGCGCAACGCCAGTTACAGCGACTTCGCGGGGATATCCGGCGCTCAGTAGTTCGCCATCAATGACCATCACAATCGCCGTACCACCGCGCTGAGTTGGCGTTTCAAAACGGAATCGGCTTTTATCGCCGGATGCAGCAACACCCCATTCCATATAGCCGGTAGTGGCGTTACGGCCTTTCGGCACAGCTAAATCACCTACTTTCGGGGATTCGCCAGTTTTTACCGCCACGCGGATCGGGCCATTTTCGACAATACCAATCGGGCAATTGATAGTGACCACGCCAATGCGCGTGTTGCTACCAAATCCCGGTGTAGCGGGCATATTGGAATGCGCGGTAACAGCAATGCCGATGGCATCCGTAACATCACCATCATCAGGTAAAGCAACGCAGGTTGAATCATTACCGGAGGTAAGTTTCACCGCATCGCCCGGCGCAACTTCACCACCAGCGCGACGGGAGGTCACGCGAGCGGAGGAACGGAAAGACGGAAGCACCGCCAAATCACCCGGCAAGCCCGCGTCAAAATCGTCTTTAATCGTTGTCTGCATTATTTGCCTGCCTCTTTTTTGCCAAAGGTGCGAGCCAGATAATCCTGATGGGCTGACTTCTGAGCGCCCTGCTCATCGGTGTTAACTGCTGCGCGTGGATTACGCGGGGTTTGTTCGAACTTCTTACCGCAGGCAACCAGCGCCATTGACAGCGCAACATCCACCTGCTCATCCGTCCAGCTATCCATGTTTACTTCAGGGTTTGCCTTACGAATGATGGCCTGCTTGACCAGATTGATATCACCCAGGCTGTCGGTATTGATGTTCAGGCGTTTAGCTGCTGCTTTCAGGTCATTTTCCTGACGACCATCAGCAACACCGCGCTCGTAGGCTTCGTTGCTGGCTGAGTCCATATTCACAAGGCGGGTATTTGCTTTCAGCAGGTCGCCCTGTGTTTTGCTTAAATCAGTCGTAAGCGTTTGATTTTTCGCTTTAAGACTCTCAATTTCGGCTAACGCCTCTTCTAATTCCATCGGTTCACCGTCCAGATTAAATTTTGCATTTTCGTATCGGGGGTTATATACAATGCTCATATGGTTGTATTTAATCCCCCTTTGTAGCGTGTCGTGCTCTTTTCCGTCAGGTGACAACCCTATAACCTTAGGCTTCTCATCACACTGATAGCCCAACGACGCCCCTCGCAATTTCTTGTCACGCTGTATCAGCCGTATAGATTTCTCATCCTGAATTAGAGCGCGAGCAAACAACTCATCACCCTGACGCATAACAGCAGTAACAACCCCCGCAGAAACGGCCCGGTAGTTTTTGGACGTCACAAGACCATTGCGAGGATGTGACACCGTCACAGGCTTGCCGATTAAGGTATTCATTGAGTCCTGGTTAAACAATTCATCGGCTGAGCGGTACTCTTTAGCCGTGAACGCATCACCGCGCTTGCGGTCATAAACCAGTACGCCCGGACGGGCGACAGGGATATCAATCTGAAGATAACCTTCCGGGGTTATCTCCCATTGCTTGATGGCGTCAACGTTGACCTGTGTTTCTTGCAGCAATTTCTTTCTCCGCTTCTTCAACGTCCGACGCAGAGAACAACCATTCAGGGAAGCAGCGGCATAAATGCGGTTGCCCCGGATTCCCGTCCTGTGGCGGTCTGGTCGGCTCGTATGCCTTACCTTCGCGCTCAACATGCAATTTTCGCTCGCGTTCGTCTAACATCCCCCGCCAGCGGTATATTTTCATCCCGGCAATACGGGCGTTGGCTTCCTCCAGATTCCAGGCCTGATTACCTATCTCGTTGCGGGCGACGTTGCGGGCTCGCCGATAGGGAATTTCCATTTCGGTTGCCAGTTTATCGGCGATATAGTCAACGCCTCTCCCCTCGCGTAACCCCTGCTGAACGACCTTGATTCCCCGCTGTAGCGCCTCATCTGAGACGTTCTCCATACGCCCCATGCTTTCCGTTAGCCAGTCCGCTGTTTGCTCCAGCAGCTTTTTATCGCCGTCATAGATATCAATGGATATCAGGTCAGCCATATTTTCGGTTGGCAATTTGATACCTGGTGCCAAATCAGTATCGGCTGCAGCGCGAACAATCAGCCGGAAATCGTCAACCGCCGAGTTAGCAAGCTGGGTATTGGCCGCTTCCATAGCGGGCAATGATGGAACCGTGCTCGCAGCTCTCATCGGTTCCGTTAAGCTGGCGAGCGACTTAGATATTGCCCCCGCTGTATCTGGTGTGGCTGATATCCCTGTTTTCAGGTCAATAAGATTCACACCATCGACGCGGAAGCGCTGGTAATAGCTCTGGTAATACTCGTCAGTCAGACCAAATCGACCATTTACAATAGCGGCCTGTACATCATCAGCGGCGCGGTTGATAACACGAAGGTAGTTATCTGGCTTTGAGCCAGTCACTCTGGCAAAGTCTTTAGCCAGGCTGATTCCCGCCTGCCGCCTTACTTCACTGAATGCGTAGGCTGGAACGGCCCCAAATTCACCATCTTTTAGCAGCGCCGGAATGGCTTTAAGGAATATTGATGCATCCGGCAAAAGTTCCTGAGCAACAGACCTGACCAGCCTTTCCTGCTGCTCGCGGGTCATGCGTGAATAATTCCTCCCGGCTTTCTTCTTTATATATACGCGCACTTTTTTGACCGTTGCGGCGGCGATGAAATCCCCCAGCAGGTCATCAACGGAAATATCTTTACCATCGGCAGCATCGGTATTTAGTACCGCGCCGGATTTACCGATTACCCTGTATGTCTTTATGCAGGCATCACGAACCCATTTACCAACAAGCCGGACGTTATCTCCCAGCCTTTGAGCGTAAACCAGTTCGATAGCCAGCGGATATCCGGCGTCGTAACGTGGTTCACTCTTCGCCATTATTGGCCTCTTCGTTGTCTTTTTTGGTGCTATTCCGGTTCAGATTCTCGTTGTTCTGGCTCGAATCGTCGTCATTCTGGTCATCAATGGTGCCAGTTGCGGGCGGGGTGGTCGCAAGCATAACCACCGCTCCGGTTTCCTGCGCCGTGGCGCGGGCCTCTTCGCTGGTAATGGCTCGCATGGAATAGTAAAGCTGTGCTGTTTCCGCTCGTTTCTTGTCCCTGTCTACCTCGCGGTCTATTTGCCCCTGAGATTTATTCGGCACAAAGTCAGCGCGGATCCCCGTATAGCGAAAAGCCAGCTTTTTCAGTGCTGGAATGATGTAATTGGTGTTGATATGAGAAACAAGGTTTTGCCATTGAGCATCAGCGCTGGTATCGCTATTGGAAAGACCACCTTTACGCTCTGCCAGCATAGCTATGGGGAAACCTGTTTCTGCGCATACCAGCTTAATAGCCATATCAACAAGGTCGGCGGTTCCGGTCATAGTGGACTGTAGGCGGTTAATTTCCTCTTCAGCATCAATCGCGACCATGTCATTTAACTGACGGGTTGCCGCTATCCCTGCCAGCCTTCGGGCTGCAGTAGCTTCTCCTTTAGCCGTTTTCAGTTCTTCCGCTAAGTCATTCTTTTTATAGATATCCTGAACGGAAAGGGAAAGAATACTGATGATTAGCTCATGCGAAAGCCCCAAACGCTGTAACGCCGCATAAGGCTTACATAACAATGGTTCGCCAAATTCGATACCGACCATCGCGTAAATCGGCTGATAGTTTTTATCGCCAAAGAGGATCGAATCCTCCTGCTCAATAAACACTTCGCCACCGATGGGGCTTTTAAGCTGGATACGCCAGCCTTCCGGCAGACCAAAAAAGGGCGAATTATAGTCTGCAAACCAGTCATTCGACGGGGTAATCCAGTGCGAGCCGTGGCAACGCACCCACTCTTCCCCCATAACCAGAACAGACCAGCCATGATGACGCTTTAGAATGGCGGCGCTTTCCACTACCTGCCACGCGCTCATTTCGTCAAAAATCTGCTGAATATGCTTTGAATCATCGGGATTTTCAGTAACCACTGTGAATCCGTTCAGCATGGCGGCAGCAACCGGTTCGCTGATAATTCGCCAGCCTATACCGGATAGCTCCCCGGTCATTGCAGCCACCAGCGGAATCATCCCCTCGGCGGCGCGAGCCTTCATGCGGTTTGCTGTCGGTGAACTCATCCCCGCCGCACCCTTTGAGCTTGCTGCTGCGCTGGTCATCATACTGACATAGCCATCAACATTGTAATTAGCCGGCTGCAAGCCCTCTTTCGTTAAAATCCCCTCAGTGGGAATCAAGCTGGTTTTGTTCGTCATTCGATAATTCCTGATTTCATGCGTACCAGATGTGGGAATATGGCGTCAGCGTAGTCAGTGGACACGCCCAGCCGTTTTTTAACTTTTTTCTTCGCTTCAATAAGGATTTTGTCGTCAGGAGTGGTTTCCCACATGACGCCAGTAGAATCAGAAAGGATGCGGTCGAGATATCGACGCGGTATCTGGTCAGAAATCGCGAAAAGGCCATCAGTCGGCATAATGTCTGTCTCTATCCAGCGCACAGAGTCGTTAACTGCATCCCGATACGCCCACCACGCCTGCGCTCGCAGGTTGTGGAAGGTATCTTCGTTCGGCCTCCCGCCGCGATATCTGGACTTTTTGCGCAACACTTCACCCTGAGCGACGAATTTACGAAACTCAATCTCTGAATCTTCGTATTTGTTTAACTCGCCTTTAACACCAGAACCAACGCCGACAGAGTCGTAAATCAGGACGGAACAACCTTCTTCCGTCGCCAGTTTTAGCGCCTGCTGCGCAAGTTGTACCGTGTCACGCGCCTGTAATCGCTCCATACGGTACAAAAAACGCCCGTCAAAGAACGACAATACCGAATCATCATCGCCATCATCAGCGACATCGAGTACCGCCGTTTTGACGCCAGTTCGGCACGCTTTCGCCAATTTCGAATCGGGCGAAACAACTAACTTTTCAAGATGACCACGGTTAACAACCGCACCGGGTAAATCACTGACGGGAACGCCGTTCCAGATGTTGTCGTACTTGTCCGGGTAATACTTCAGTGTATAAAGCCGCTCTTTATCCAACGTCGAATTGAAATATGGGTTGTGATACCAGTTCACCTCCTCAATAAACCAGTCATCCTCTGCATTGAGGACATATCTGACATAGGTTTCATCCCACGCAAAAGCCGGGTTGAAGGTAATCCATAGTTCAGCACCGTTACGGCGCAATGTCGGGGCCAGCGTTTCCCACGCTTCAGCCGAAATCGCGTGCGCTTCCTCCACCCAGCAAATGTCCACACCTTCAATGGATTTAATGCTGTCGAGGTTTGACTGAAAGCCCAAAAACCGGAATTCAGCGCCGGATTTAGACTTGATACTGTTTTGAGTTATCGTGAATTCTGATTCATACCCCAGACGGCGTATCGTATCGCTGAGTAGCTTATGTGATGATGCGTCGATAGATTTTTGTACCCGACGCAAGCACAGAATGCGCAGGTCATATCGCACAGTTAGCTGAATCAGCGCTTCGGCAATCCTCCATGATTTACTGGAACCACGGCCACCGCGCAGACATTTAACGCGGTGCGGTTTTGTCGTGAGCGAACGCATTACGCGCCGCCACTCTGCCATTTTCTTTTTCTCTGACAGCCAGTAGCGACGGCGCTCTAAATCATGCTCAGGTGCTATCTCAATCTCCGTCATCGCCGCCCATATCCCGGTAAATATCGGTCAGTGTTTCTCTCGCGAGGCGCTTACCTTCGTCCGTTATCGGCTTGCTGATATCCACCCCGGCAAGCGTAAGGATCCGCGCGGCAAGATGTGACTTATCCAGCCCCTCAACCTGCCAGCCGTGCTTTGTTCTTTTGATGTTTTTAACAGCACGGGTATCAATTGCCGCCATGCGGCTACGGAACACCTCCGGTTCAAGCCTCATCTTCTCCAGCGCCTGCAATTCCAGCATTACCGCTGTTGAATCCGGCGCACGGAAACGTGCTGACAAGTCAATTAGCGCCTCCTGACGCCCCACGATATCCGCTGCAATGATGTGTTTTTTGTAAACGCTGACGGCCTGCTGTATGTCGTCGTTTTTGAGTAACTTTTCAGCCTGAAAATCATCGTTAAAGCCCTTATAATCACGGTTGCGCGACTTTGCATAGCTGAACCCCGGCGCTTCCCGCGCTTCAGCCACCAGCTTTGCAAATGCATCATCACGCCTGTTTATTTTTATTGTCACAATTCCCCCCTTGTGAGGCTTGCAGCGTAGCGAGGAAAGAAGAGGATCAAAAACAGCGTTACCGCTGGCGTGTAGTACAAATAAAAAAAAGCCACTCCGGGGGCGGAATGGCTGAAATCACAAGGGTAATAACAAAGGCTTAAAGGTAACAGGCAATGCTTCCTGTCCGTGGCAGATGCCATTATGGTTTTTTACCTGTAGGATTCAAAAGACGATGCGAGAGGTAACGCCAAAGAAAAGCCGCCCCCGAAGGAGCGGCGTTTAAAGGTGCTCAGGCCATGCCAGACAACCAGAAAGGCGGGGACGGATCCCCGCCCTGATTTAGCGACTCTCCTTAGCTTCGTAGGCAAACTTTGCCGCTACCTGCACACCTCCCTGACCTATGGACGCTTCGCAAAGCGTCCGGTTAAGGGCGGTATACGCCAGTAACGCCGCGATAAATATCGCGATAAACAAAAAAACTCCTTTGTAAAACAAAGTTGCCTCCTTCGCTTTTGGGAGGCTATAATCGTGTTGTCACGCAAGATTAGAGGCCTCGTTGGTTAATGAAAATTGACCTTCGGGGCTTTCTTCTATCTGCCACATGGCGACATGAGGCAGACAGCCTCAAGCACCGGGCAGGATTATACCCATAAACAATCCCTTACCGCAAAAAACACCCCTTCTTCCTTTCGTCTTATTTGTAGTTAATATAAGATAATCCCGCATCAGCAACGCTTGCTCAGCCACCAAAACCACAGGCATGTAAGCAGGTTTCCGATTGATATACCTAACGCCAGAGTAGCCGCAAAATCAGCATAGGACATAAGGATAGCCTCATGAGTTACAGTGATGTAGTGGCAACGATAGCGCTTTTTGTTTCGTTTATCGGCACTTTTGCCAGCGGTTACATCAGCTATCACTATGCTATCAAGGGCGAAAAGCGGAAAGAATTTAACTCTGTAGCAGACAGAGTAACGCTTTCACTTATGCAGCAACGAGACACTGCAACCAATGGAACATTCCCAAATGTGACGTTAGGTAAGACCGACCTTCACGCCCTTCTCATTGTCACCAAACACGCAGAACGGGCCGGGCTGCAAAAAGCCTTTTCCGACTATGAGGAGGTGTTAAAGTCTTGTGGAGAGTGGAAAGCCGGATTCTTTAGTTTCAAATCATCCGACGCATTGAAAGCCGCAATTGATGCCCTTCTCAAGTTTGCCGAGCGCAAATAAGCCCTTGCTTCTAATTTGTAGTTGAAATAAGATCTATACAGGTGCTCAAAACACCACAACCAGCGGACTATCACCCCGTCAGCGTGATTTTTTTGTACCCAGAATTTATGCTCTGGTAGCTACTGCTACGCGAGTGCTGAATTATGGGGTGGAGTGCGACGAATAGCAGGCCTCTCCGTCTGTGAATAAGTCCGCCGTCTGGTTGCGGTTTTGAGCTCCACCCCGCCCATCTCAAAAGTGGGTTTTCAGTCTCATAACCAGAGAGCACAAATCATGTCTACATTACTCACAATCCCTGACGCCGCTGAACTTGCAGTACATACCATGATGGCACTTAAAGCCGCTGGCTATGCAACTGCCGCTATGATTCCCGTTCATAAAAATGCCTCAAATGAAGTCGAAAAAACGGAAGTGACCGTGCCGGAAGTCTACGTAGCGCCGGGCAAACAGTACGCCAATGCTCAGGAAGCGCTGGCGCATCTGGTGCGCGAACTGAAAAACCCGGAACGCGACAACTATAACGAAACGCTGGACTTTACTTTCGCATCACTGGCGCAACTGCTGGACATGCTACGCGAGCCCATCTATCAGCATGGCCTGATGCTCAAACAGGAGTTTGAGAAAGGTGACGAGCTTCCGCTGGAAATGGTGACAACCTTTATCCACATCCCAACCAGCACGGAAGTATCTTTCCGTCTCCCGGCCTTCATCAAAGAGGATAAGCGCCTCGATGAGTGCCAGCGCGTCGGCGCGTCCTTCACCTATTTTCGCCGCTATGGTCTTCGTCAGGCGCTCGATATTACTGATGGTGATGACGATATCGACCAGGCAGACAGTAAGCGCGAACGCCGTAAGGCCCGCTCTCTAAACAGTAGCCGCAAATGGAAGCCAACAAAATCAGAACGCACTAAAGCGGAATCCATCCTGAATATGCTGGTCGCGGCTGGTGAATTCACTGGCAGCGCGGTAATCGCCCAGGCTAAAGCCCGCAACCCGTTTCTGCGCACACCGTCAGAAGTTGCAGAGGATGTTATCCATTCCCGCGACAATTCCAAAGACGATGACGCAATGGCCCGCGATACTGTGTTGCGCTATGGCCTGACGGATGAGCACTGGCAGAGTTTCTACAAACAGGTCGGATTCTTTCAGGTAGACGGCGACGAACTTATCGACACCAGAACCGGCGCACACGTTAGCGCTGAAGTCGCTATGGATATCGCAGAATCCCTTTCTTCTGTTGCGATTTCCAGCGCGGATTCAAACGATGTGCATGATACCCGCAATATGTCAGCGCCAGTCGCCCGGACATTTATTCCTGACTGCACCCCGCTTGATGAGGATGAAGAGGCTTTTGTTGCTGCCGTTGAAGCGGGCCACGATTCTGAAATTATCGAAATCGCCATGCGTCAGATGGAAGTCCATGTGTCGCACGGTCTGGATATGCGCTCAGTACACAGCGATACGAGCTATCACCGCCGCAACTGGTATAACGCCTGTCGCGAATTCTATACACTGGCGCTGATGCGTGGTGATGTGAACTTTGAAGCGCTGGCAAATCCTGAAATGAAAGTTGCTCGCACCATCATGGATATCGTCGGCGCCGACGGCGATAACGAGACCAGCGAATCCGCCATTATTTCAGCACAGGCACAAATCACCGTCGATGCGATGCAACAAAAGGTCGATATTGCACAGGAAATCGCAACAGGTAACGCTGATACCGACATCAAGCTGCAACAGCTTCATGAAATTGCGCGTCGCTGCGATGCGTACACCGCTGGCTATATCGACACTCTAATCCTTCATGTTGAAAGTGGTGGCTTCAACAGTGAAATTCCGGCGTATGTCCCTGAATCTGACCTTCCTTACTGATATGCGGGGTTCTCAGCATGAAAACCGCACAGGAAAAGTTACAACGTCACGTTGAAAAGCAGCGCGAGTATCAGCAACGGACCATCGCCCGCCAGCGCGAGAAACAGGCAGACCCTGAATGGCGTCAGGCTCAGTATGAAAAACAGCGGGAACGACAATCCCGCTATATTGAACGGGCAAAAAATAAACCGTGCTCGCGCGGTTTGAAAGGACGAACACCCCGTGCAGTGGAACGCTCACTGATGCACAAAATCGGCGCTCTGCCCTGCATTGCCTGTTACGTTCATGGGATTATTAACGAGGTGGTCAGCCTGCATCATATAGACGGGAGAACAGCAGCAGGCGCACACGCCCGCGTATTGCCACTATGTGACCATCACCACCAGCACGCAGCACCAGCAGCAATACGCTCGATTTATGCCTGGCTGATTCCTGTTCATGCTGATGGAACATGCGGAGGAAAAGCCGCATTTGAAGCGTTGAACGGTACTCAGGGCGATTTATACGCCCAATGCCTTGAAATGATAGCCTGACCCACACAAAACGCCGCCATGCGCTATCTGGCGGCGTTACCGCTCGCTCGCTTTCTGTATCATCCCTTCCCCATCCGGTTAAATCGCACCTGTTAACAATCATGAGGTGCTTATGTCCGAAAATAATTATGGTGCGCTGATGATGAAATCGACACTGAGCGCCAGTGTTGATATCGACAGCGTGCTGTTACCCGGCTGTTATCCCGTTTCTTCCGGGAACAGCACTGCTCCAGACCCTTCCGGCGGAATTCTTACTGTATATTCTGGCCCAATAAAACGCCGAACCTTTGCGTCTGACTCGCTCATTCTTGTTACGTCCACCTACAACCCTGCCACACTACGCTGGGGAGAATGGTTTTATCCTGTAACCAGAGTAAATCTATCGTCTAACGGAGATTTGCCCGGAATATCCCTTTCAGGCCTTCAGGGTAGCGGATCTCTGTTCGATTTGTTGGGCGGCTGGACTTGCCCGGAAGCGTGGGGAGTCGTTGCTAATAGCTCAAGTGACGCACATGATAATTCACTTAATTTTTTCAGGATGTTTGAATATCTTCGTGCCAAAGGCGGAGGGGTTATTTACATGGACTCTCGCGCCACCTACTACGTTGATTATCTTAATTTCGTGCCAAGCAACGTAACTATTTATGCGTGTGGAGCCACGATAAAACACATCAACCCAAGGTCTATTTATGGTCGCGGGGGACTGGTCGTAGGAAGTTCCTACGAGTGGAATTATGAAACGGTCAAGGCGGCTTATACTTCTGGTAATTACCCCGCATCTACATCCAACCCAGCTTTCACAGACCCCGTTCTGCAACAGTATCTGGAGTTCAATCCATCCTTTGTGCAAGCTGAGAATGTCCACATTCATGATTTAAGAATGGAGGCCGTGTTTACAGATTCTACTTATTGGGGAGGTTACTCTTTAAACTTTGCAAATGCGCGTCACTGCCGCGTGCATAATCTCAGGGCAAAAGGCTGGACTCAGGCTCTGAATGTCGGCTCTGATACAAACCTTTCCACCCCTTCTTGCTTTGATGTTCGGGCATACAACACCATTGTTGAAGAGCCTGACCTTGTCCGAACTTACTATTCCATTGGCTTTATTTCGAACTCCACTGAATGCGAATTTGATGGATGGGCACAAATGAAGCCAATGACGGACGGAACTAAAAACGGCTCAGCTGTTGCAACAAATGTTGTAGACCGCTGTTATATCCGAGATGGCCACGTGCCAAACCTCGGAAAAACCGTTTCATCCGAAGGGGTATTACTCAACAACGCAACAAATTGCGTTGTTGAGGGCATAGATATAAGGAACTGCACCAGTGTTATATCAACTTTCTATACTCTTAACGCTTTCTCAACAGAAAATGGGAGAAATACAATCAGAAACATTACCGGGGAAGGTACGTACATAATATCTCTACGCGCTAAAAACGCAGTGGTTGAGTCATTCAATGGCGTGGGCTCATTTACTGCCGAATTAATGCTAGCAAACAATAATGCATCAGGAAACATTGTAAACAAAGAGCCTGTTTCATTTTATTTTGGCGGAACTAACCTTCAATCATGGTTCCTTGCCAACAACAAAATCAAAGGATGGAAACGCACGTATAAATACATCAGGCCTGCTACAATTCTTCTGAATGACAAATCAGACACAATATCATGGGATTATAATAAAAAAGTTGCCACAAAATCCGGGGTAGACCTTGATTTTTTATGGGAAGTTCCCAGTAATTTCAAAGCGATTGATGATGTAAGGTGTTTTATGAGATTCAATACATCTATTGATAACAATGCCGCTAACGCTGGTTCTTCAGTAAAGGTTTCGTTAATTCAAATGCGCTCTTTTGACGGGAACATTAATACTACCCCCTATCCAGCCATAGAAAACACCAGAATCGCAGCGTCAGGGATAGAAGATACTGACCTTGTAGCTCAGGTTGGCTCTAACCCTCCCGGCTTAATTTATATGAACAACACAGATAATGGGCTTGAAAATAGCTGGTACATTTCATTGAAAATGACCAAGAATGTAGCCAATAACTATATGAAAGAAACACGAATAGCGGGGTATATGTAATGACAGGTTCAGACTCCAAACAGGCTGAAACACTTTTTTTAGGCATTGTTGATTATTACGCAAACATAAGCGGAAGTGATATCACCTCCGCCCAAGTCATTCAAAGGGATAAAATACTTAAGTTTGCAGGTATCGTATGCGATGATTCGCTTGATTCTGAAATTTTATCTTTACAGGATGAGTTTATCTCCGCTGATTACCTTCCAACTCCTGATGAAACGCAAGCAAAAAGAAATCAGATAATTGAGTCAACAATAAAACTTTTATCATAATGCAATATCTCGTCCCATTGCTGGGTTCTGGGACGAGATATCATAACTCTCTACCCTTCCCTCTATGCACTTCCCATACGCTTACTCCAATGGAATCACAAAATTCAGACAAATATTCGAGACTCGACCACTCTCTTATCCCTCCTCTTGCCGCCTCAATAAATATCACGGCATCGGCACTCCTGTGCATCCCGCAAAGTTGCCATCTGTTATTGCTTGTTCTGGTTGCGATGACTCGCGAAAACATGCCATTTTCGTAGAAATCTTTGAACGCTGGTTTTTTACGTGCTGTCGCTTTCATAAAAGACAAATCCCCGAATTGTTAATAACAAACCGGGGAAATGTTGACACAAATTCACTGAATGCGTTTTTTCTTTCTCAGCGGTCACGACGCCTGCGCGATATCTCGGGCTGATGGTAGCGGGTTACTGTAGACCATTCCGCTGATAATTGGCGCTACTGTCAACTGATTCTCATTCCTGCGCTTCAGCGTGACGGATAGCGCCCTGCTTGCTTCCTGACTGGTCAGCGGCTGTGTTGACAGTAGAATCACGGTTAAAGGGATGACAACCATTCCAGACTGCTCCAGAAATCTGCGTTTGCCTCCCAGCCTGTAGACTGGTGTAACGCCGGAAACAGCCAACCCCAAAAAGTTTGTCGGTATTGCATCTGCAACAGTTTTTGCCGGGCAAAAAATCACAGCTTTATCAAAGCCGGTCGCCGTTAACTGCAATGCTGACAAATCCGGGGGTGTCGATTCTGGCGCATTCTCTCCGTGGAATATCTCCAGATCGCACACAACGCGCTGTAACGGGTTCTGAAATTTAAGCGACCACTCGCCAGTCAGAAGCCCGCCAAACACGTCAATGGTGTGCTGAGGATACGGAATACCGTTTATCGGTGCGCTACTCCCCCTGACCTCAGCAGGAAGAACCCAATCAGGCACTACAGCGGAGTCTGCAATCTGTGCTTTCTCAAGGTCTGATATCGCAATTAGCTCATCTGGTGTTAATGCCATTATTTCCCCTTAGCCGTAAGAAGCTGGTCAATGTGTGCCACCTGCGCGTACAGGTCGTTAAAAATGAAGTTAAGCTCCGCCACGTCAACCGGATCCCCTTCAATCAATTTTCCACCTGCATTGATGTAAGTAGGCGCAAAGCCATCAGCCTGTTTCGCTGCCGATGGTTGTTTCTTGCTCGGATAAATGCCGCCACTTACAGGATAATTACGAGCAACGGTCGAAAATGTATTCATGACGCTTCTACCCTGGCTAAAAGCTCCTGATATTTTTTGTACAGGTCGTTAAGGATGTAATTCATTACCTGAGCGCTTATCCCGTCACCAAACACCAGATTGCCATTTACATCAAAGTAGGTCGGCGCGAACCCAGTAGCCTGCATTTCCTCTGATGGCTCTTGCTTGTTTGGAATATCAGCACCACCTTGCCCCGCGTAAGTTTTGTCAGTATTGGCCCAGCTATCCATTTGTCACCTTCATCTTTTTGACTGTTACAAGCGTGTTGAATGGCTCCATAAGCTCATTCCCGTTAACCGTTTTCGTACCCTCCACCCGCGCCAACAGGGACTTTGTCGCGGTGACACGGATCCCCTTAGATGCTGTAGCCATCACCGTTTTTTGCGTCCTCTCGTACTTGATGCCGCCCCACACAGCCGGAAACGCATTACCGGGGAACATCGGCGCGTGGTGGGTTAGCTTGACGTTAGGAGGTGTTGCAGCGCTGTATATATCCCCGGCAAATGTTGCAGCAACCAGCGTTTCCGGTAATTCGATATCTGGAGCCATTGCGCCACACTGGACAAAAACAGCGCGTAGTGGCACGCGGTTAAAAGCCGCACCTACAGCACCTGTAGATAGTCCTACGCGGTTGAGACGCAACCATGCAAGGCTATAGGCTAGCTGGATGAATCCACCAACAGCGCGGCGCGACTGAAGTGAAACAGATTGCGTTCCGGCCCCCTGCAACAGGGCTATCCTGTAGCTATCATCGTCGCGGCCCTCTCGCGGTATGGCGAATCTTTCCCCCCATGCGTCAAGCAAAAGGCCCGAAGAGTCAGTAATTGAAAACCCCCTTTTCAGGTAGTCCAGCGCATCAACCATTCCCTGCTGGTTGGCCTTAATACCTGAAACGAGGTCGATATTTCGCTGTAATCTGACCTTTGAGGTAAGGCGTTCGGTTGCCAGTTGCCCCGGTTTTTTAATTGATGACTCCATTACGACACCACCACAGAAGTAGAATCCGTAACCGCAACAACGCCGCTACTTATGGGTACGGTTTTCCCTGTTGGTGATTCGGAAGTGCCTACAGTTACCGTAACATCCGTCATCGTCGGAAACGCCGTAACCAAACGGGCAGATATTTGACCCGCGAAAACATCACGCCCCATTTCAAGCTGTGAGAAATAGCCAGTGATAACGCTTTTAGCTACGCTCTCGTAATCGTCTGGCTTGCCTGTTGTCTCTGCATCCCATGTATCACCAAAAACGGAAACATAGACAAGCTGGAAACTCTGGCGAGTGAAATAAACCGTTTCAGTCGTTGTGCCGTCAGTTGCTGTACCCGATGTGTTGCCGTAGAACCCACACTCAGCCGCTGCCGCATCATAAATAGCCTGCGCTATCGCATCGCTATCACCACCAGCAACAAACACCTGAACTGATTTTCCCGGCAGACCATCAGCATCTGTCTCAATGCCTCTGTTGGTGTTAACAGTGACGTAACTCACGCCAGCAACAGCTAGAACGGCGTTTTTTATACCCGGTCTTGATGCGCTGACATTCTTTCGCCCTGCTTCCGCTGCTTCGAAAAGACGTTCTCTGTATTGCTCGTCATCTTCTATTTCAAAGCCTTTACTGCCATTGGCGAGAATCAGAATGTCATCTGTTGCCACATAGCCAAATCGAACATCGGGAAACTCCGTATCGCTGTCATACCATGTTGTTGCGGGCATTCCGGTACGAACGATAGAAAAAACATCATCAGAAAATGAGAACTGGATGAGCGATTTACCGTCCGCCGCATAAAGCAACAACCCGTATTCTGTTGAATATGTGGTTACTGACGTATCAGCGGCGGCAATGATGGGATACAGCCTGGATAAAATCGAATCAGACGTATCGCCTGTCTGGTACTGCGTTGAATATGGCTTACCGTTGATGGATATGGTGAAGGTATTTCCCGTGGTGATAGCATCAGGCTTAACCTCCAGCACAAACCCGGCAGCACTTTTACCATTGGCCTGAATACTCCCTGACGGCGACCAGTCACCAGAAATACCGGAGATAGTGAACGTCTCACCAGACGCGATTACCTGCCCTGAAGCCAGCAGGTAAACCACATTGGCAGATGAACGAGTTAAGCCATAACGAGGAAGCGTGAACCCCTCGCCTATACCGTCAAGCTGGATACCTTCACCTGATGAAATGAAGAAACCAGCAAACGTCCAGCCGATGGCCTCCACGATATTCAGGTCATTTTCAGCGACAACCGCCATAACCTGACCAATCAGGGAATCACCGTCCGGGCTTATATCCCCCAGCAGGTCGCGCAATTTCTGGTAAATGTCGCCGCGTAGCTCTGGCAGTCTGGCACCGTGCCAGCCGCCATCATTAATTAATTCCACTCGTTACCTCCGTACTATCGGCTCCGACATAAACCGCAAAGCGGATCGTGTAATCCCCCTTAACGTCATTGATGGTTGTAGTTCTGGCATCGGTCACGCCAGTGGTGCGCCGTGCCTCTGCGTTAATCATATTGGAGACAATCGAAACCGGCAGACGTGACGCCATAATGCCAGGCAACCACGGCAACCCCTGAGTTTCATCAAGCCACCACTCGCCGCGATTAGTACCTACGCGGATTTCAGCCTGCTGTGCAATGCCATCAATGCCACCATCAAGCACCAAATCGCCGTTGCGGAGAATGACTCCGCTTTCATCCTGCATAATGTCCAGCATCAGTAATTCATCCCCTCAACAAATGCCAGCTTTGAAACCCATACAAGGCAACGGCTAGAACCTACAGACTCTACCCGCTGAACCTCACCAACGGGGATAATGCGTCGCCCTCTGGACGTCAGCATGACTAGCTTTAAATCCTCGCCAACCTGCGGCCGCTCTGTGGAAAGAAAGCAGCCCTTTACCCCCTGTCGATACTGAGTTGTTGTGATGTTCATTCGGTGTGCATCCATTTTTCAATGTGGACGACCGTCACAGCAGAATCCAGCGACTCGATATCCAGCAGGTCATCAAGGTCAAACCCTTCACCAGCATCATTTAACATTTGCGCCATCGCCGCCTGATGCGGCAATTCAAACGGCAAATCGCTGTAAAAAGGCATGTACTGGTCTTTGCTCTCTCTGCACGTCGCCATGACCATACACAGCGGCGCGTTAATCAGGGTGATACACTCGACGCGCTCAACTACAAGCCCGGTTCGCTCAGTGATATTGATAATCTCGCCTTTGCCAACGGTTGTGCTGTAGTCACCCGCCATCAGAAAGCCACCGTTAGAAAGCGCGATTTGTGCCGCATGGTCATTTAATTTCATGGTTTTTTCCTTATGTCGGGGCGTCGGTCTGACTGCCCTCACCGTTTTCTTTATGTGTGTGAGAATTGAAGGACTTTCCGCCGCTGATGTGGTCAGCGGCTTTGCTATCGCCGGTTATGGTGACGTTGCCGCCAAAGTCAGCATTGCCGCCACCTTCTGCGCCCTGACTGATGGATCCCGAAATCGTCAAATTCCCGTTTATGGTTGTCATTGGCGCTGTCATATCGATACCGCCCAGCGCGTTAACGGTCATCTTGTTGCCCGTAAACTCGAAAGTTGCGCCTTGCCCGGTATCGCCCTTAATGCTTCCGTCATCCCATTCAATAAAGGCGCTACCGCTGAATACTCTTAACCCTGCCTTATCCGGCATCTGGTGACTGGCAACGTCTGAAAATCCACATATAGCGATGGCGCTTGAAATGGTCTTATGGTCTGGCTCGTCGCCGTCACCATGTGAAAGCGCGATAAGGAGACATTCATCCCCCGGAGAAACTCGCCCGCTAACACCTGATTTACCGCTATCCCAGACGAGTGAAATCAGACGAACGTTTTCAACAGCCGGATAAGCAATCGGCTCTGAGTTGTCACCGAATATGCGTTTTGGGGACGGCTGGACAGTTGCCCGCCCGCCGCTGACTGAAACAATCATTGCCTCAAGCGAAAAAAGCGCTGAATTAAGCGCCTGCTCAACAATGGCCTGAATCTGGCTACCGGCTCTCATGCAATGATGCCCTCCCATGACGATGACCACGCCTGACGGTCGCGGGTACTAAAGCGATGGGAAATCTTCTTCACAATAACCATCCATCCTTCGCCCATTGATGGAGACGAAAGCTCTACCTGCTCGCCAATCTCAACTCCGCCATAAAGCAATGATTCCCACGTAACAGCCTCAATAACCCCCATCTGGCGGCGAGCACCTTTTGAGTAGTCAACTTGTGAGCCCTTCGGGGGCCAGACATAGGTAGTTATGCTTTTGTCGTGCTTCTTCTGGATCCGCTCTTTTTCGGAAGGGTTCTTTTTCTTCGTGCGCTTCGGGGAGTGAATCTTCAGAAGTGGCGCACCAAGCAGGCCCGTTTCAGGGGAGAAAACAGCAGCGCCAGTAAGAATTGAATCACCGGCAGTGACAACAATTGACTGATACTGAAGCGACCAGTTGGCATTAACTGGCTTGCAAAGGCTGGTCAACACATCACGGGACAATGCCGCAGCGCTGACGCTTTTAGCCAGGGTAAGAGAGGAAGCTGATTTAGAGAACTGACAACCCAGCCCCATATCGGACGCTACCTGTAAAACAGCATCTTTAAGGCTCTGGCCTTTGCGAAACGTGCGCGATGTGACGCTGGCCCGAAATGGAATCAGCGCCTCATAGATTTTCATTTTCAGGCCGTATACCTCATTGGGCTTGATGGTCACGGCGCTGATAAGTTCGCCCTGAAACAGGGTGAACATTCCTTCATCTATATAGCCAGCAGCAACACTGACGGTTGACCCAGCCTGAGCGATGGCGTTCTGCGTCTGTGGTGTTAAACCCCATAACGTTAAATCAGCCTCGTTTGGCTCTTTTTCATCGTCACGCACAGACGAGAAATCAGCGTCCACATCAGTAATGTGGATCGTCTCTCCATCTGTGCAGTTAACGGTTATTTCGAACTGACGCCCGTAAGCCATGAAGTTCACCTCCTTTATATAGAGGTGATTTAAAGGCAATGGTCGGACTAATTACAGAAACAGCACCAGCGGTAATGCGTGTCAATATTATGCACAAGGCTAAATCTGTGGATAAACAACATGAAACTACCGACCTGCACGATTTATGTTAGTGGTCAATATCGCCCCAATCCCGCTTCACCACTCGCTTTCAATGTGGATAACATTTAACGTGCCAACATGAATGTTTGATATTTGTTACTTTTGTTATGCTCAGTTTTAACGCAATGAATATGTAACAGAGAGAACATAATTGAACGGTCAAACATTTAACCGTTATCAAAAATCAGTGAAAAGTGATAGATTCCTGCAATCGCTGGTGGAAACAAGCCTGAGCGTGGTTTTATATTTTTCCCTCACCCACATGGTTATGCCTCCCCTCTTTCCGCCCGCTCATAACAAACACATGTCAATACGTTAAAACATCTGGTCAGATGAGATTGCAGAAACATTTCCGACCAATAAAACAATAAACCTCATCTAAAACAACGTAGCTTATTGATTCACATAGCCATAATGGATGCGGCAAATGTTCGGCTTTGTTTCCAGTTGAAACATTTTTAAATAAAATGGCAGTAATCGCCCTCTTTTGGGCCTTTTCCACATACTTTCCCTGAATGTCAAACCTTATATATCCGTTTGCCTCACAGTTATAAGGCCATGATTAAATTCGTGAATTTTTCACTTAAATTTTTTTAATTTTCCAGAACGCAAAAACACAAGGTATTGACGACGAAAACAGAGCTATTTTTGAATGCAAAATGAACATAATTACATAACATCATGAATTTTAATGGTTAAATTTATTTTTGGGTATTTTGCATAAAACGAGACTTCAATCATTTACTTAACCATCATTTCATGATGCACACAAAACTATCCACATAACATTTATTTAACCTTGTTGCTACCTGATTTAACATGCTTTATGTTGTGATTTTGTTAATATCAATTTAACCTTTCACTTACATTTCTTAGCTGCAATTTTCAGGCATAAAAAAACCCGGCAGATGCCGGGCTCGTTTTTGTGGTTTACTGTCAGACCATGCTACTGAATGCTGCCTCTACTTCTGACGGGCTAAGTGTCGCAATATCCTGATAAAGAGAAATCGCCTCCTGTGTTGTTTGCCGCCCTCCCATCAAAATCTTATCACCACTGCGGTTAATCATTTCTATCCGGTAAATATCTGGCTTTGCTTTTAAATTAGTGCGTAGTTGAAGCAACTTAAACAGACAATCTCTCGGATACTTCTTTTGATACATAATATCATTATCTTTAATTGCTGACTTTTCCATCCCCTACCCTTTAACCTGTAAATATTCTTCAATCGAATTATTTATAACTCGCCTCATTGCTGCAAATGGAGGTGATTGTAAGTAAACGCTCGGAACGTCCTTCACTGCATGATTTAATATTAATTCAGTTGCAAGATAATCCTCACCGCGAACGGCGGCTGAAGTTCTGAATAATTTTCTTAAATCATGACAGCGCCATTTAATCCCGGCGCGGGAAATCGTGGTTACAAGCGTGTTGTACTTTATTTCCGACTCACCTATCACGCTTAGCCACCCCTCTATTAAAGGAATGTATTTAACTGGCAAAGGCAAAAGCAAATCGGAGTGAGTTTTAGTCTCCCGGTCAGGAACAAACAACTTTCCACCCGAAAGAATTGATGATGGGGATAGTGAAAGCGTTTCTGTTGCCCTCATTCCAAAACACAGCATCATACGGGCTGCGGCCCTATATGGATCCCGTAAAGACTCAATATCGCGCACTACCGTAGAATACTCATCAACGCTTACGCGGGCTGGCCTGCTCAATGCCCTGTGACGCTTTATCCGCTTGCCTATAGCTCTTGCCGCTGTACGCATGGCATCAAGCATCCTACCCAGAGAGCCCGGCGCGGCTGGTTTAAATTTAATATCAGCATGAATCACCCAGGCTACAACAGCCGCAACGCAATCGATGCGCTGGCGAACCGTAGACGCCGCCAGCCCATTATCAATGCAACGGTCGGCGTATCTTACCCACGTATCAGGTACGCTTGCAGCGCGTACCCCAAGAGATAAAACAGGCTCCAACATACGGACGGCGTGACGTTCGTTAATAATTGTTTTCTCACGCAAACTGACCGCCTGAGCGCGGCGGTCAACCATTATCAGTAAATCACTGAGCATCCTTACCCCCTGACAGCCAGCGCTGTACGGATGGCATTTGCAACAGCAGCATAGAATGCCGAATCTTCATAATCCTGCTGTCCAGCCCACTCAAATATGACGGCGGTAAACTTCATATTGCTAATGACTGTCGATGTAGCATCGCTGCGGGTATAGAGCGAAACCCAAACACCCGGCTTCACGACCTTGCTCTTTACTACACCCAGCGCCGGAATCACGCCCCTGATGGCTGAAGCATGACGTTTAGCGGTATCTTTGTTCACTCCCTCCCGCTCGCTGCGTTCTGCCACCAGCCTTAACCCTTCTTCTATCAGGTCACGCGACAAACGGCGCTCGTTTCTTTTGGTCTTAATTTTGTCCATTTGAATCACCTTTTATTATCATCCAGGCTGTTGCGTTAGGACTTAAACGCACCTCAATAACTAAACCACGTGAGGCCATATTTTTTAGCTTTTGGCGAACGTCATACTGAAGAATTACCTTGTCAGGATGTGCGCGGCATACAGCCTCACGTATGAAGCTGGTATGCATTTTTTGGTTTTTTAATTCTGGGCTAGACCATCTCTGGAAAGCCTCGATAATGTCTTTATCGGTAATGATGTAACGGCGCATTAATTCCCCGAGGAAAAGTAATAGATAAGTACTGAAATTGCTGGCAACCAAAAAAATATTACACAGAACAAACAGGCCCACACGGTTATACGCCAAAACCCACGATAATTAGTATCCTCTACAGGCTCTTTATAATTCATTTTCAGCACCCTAATCCCATTGCAAAACTGACGCAAAGTACGCGCCGCGACACGGTGTGTTGCGCGGATGATGCCAGCCTGAATAGCCATCCTGACCGCCGATTGGGCTGACTTTATACCAGCACTGGTAATAGCGTGCGCTAGAAGCAAAATCCTGTGCGCCTTCTGTATCAATAACGTTCTGGTTAACTGCCGCCCGGATGATATCGGATTCGCTATAGTCACCACGAATCACTAGGAAGCGAGCGTCATCTGAGGTCAGAGACTTGCATTCCCCATCGTTTCTTCCCTTACTGGCTGGTTTGCTTAACTCAGTCATTCCAAGCCTCCAGCTCGCTCTGAATCTCTTCGTCGATTTCTTCGGTTGTGGCTTCTTCGTTCAGAAAGTCACGAGCTTCTTTGAGGTACTGCCCCCGGCGTTCGTCGTACCATGCTGCGAACTCAGGCGACCAGCCAACAGCAGAGCCGTCATAATCCACCTTTGCATTATTCTCAGCCATCTGCTCAACCATGCAGAAAGCAGTAACCAGCCCAGACTCGCGAATATATCCGCGCAGGTCACGCTTGCGCCAGACAGTGCTAAATTTCGAGTCGCAGCGGCCTTTAAACTCAACTTCCCAGCGACGGATACAGCGTGCATTTAGTGATTTGCTCATGCTTTCACTCCCGTATTCTTATTTACCTTACGGCGGCAGGCGGCGCAGTCATCAGGGCTTTCAAACGTATCCGGCTCGCGGTCGGTGCCGAAGTACATCCAACGACCACAAATACTGGTTGCCTCATCCTCTAAAAAGAAGTGATGCTTATTAGCGTTGATTGGTCTGGCCCATCCTGATTTCTTGCTCATTTTTTTCCGCTTTCCTCTGTGCTTGGAAAGTCAATACCAATGCGCAACACTGCGGCTGTATTGAAAATAAGCCCCATACGTGGCGTTGCCTCCAGCCCTTCAATGCGCCGGATAGTGGATCGCATAACAGAAACCAACGTTGCAAATTCTGTTTTATCCATGCCTAACTCACGGCGTAAAGCACCGCTAACAAGCAGGTCTGTTAACTGTCCGATGGTCATACGGCGCTTTTCTGCCATGACCTTTTTTACTGTTTCATTCGACATAAAAGCCCCTTATGTAATGCTTACTACGTACTGGTTATCACCCAATTTGAAAGCGTGAATGGCGGTTCGTGATGCAACCCAACCATCATCACCGCGCAAAAGTAACGGGATTGTTTGCCCTCTGTTAATGAGTCTCTCAATTGCTCCGGCTGCGCTTATATCGCTTTCGGTATTAATAGCTATAGCTCGCTGCTTACCTCTACAAATGTCGATCTTTTCAGATCCACTTAAATATTTAGTTATCGTCACCTGCCTAATTTCGACAGGGTTTAAAATGAGGTTTTCAATTGCGTGTTTATTGGTTACACGATGCGGATTTTTATAGATAACCTCTCCGGCAATGCTTCCGTTAGCCATTAACCAGACAATATCTTTTAGCAAATAATGATTGCCCTGAATTAATACATGTTCTTCACCTTCCCTGATGCGGATATATGCCGGAGTTCCCTTTTCACCCATTCCTTTACGTGATTTGCGTAATAACTGACCATCACGGTACTCGAAAAGCTCATGACATTTGTGATAAAGCCATGCCTGATTTGTTTCATCGCCAGTATGACCGGCCTCATTGATGATATCGGCAAACGGCGCAACATCACCCTCAGCAATGGCTCTAAGCGCGGCCCTCATAACATCAGGGAAAAGAATCTCCTGACTGGTGATTCTTTCCTGTGCCCGATGATACATATCTTCATCACCACGAAACTGAATGACTTTCTGGTTTTTTTTCATTTTTAATTCTCAATAAGTTGAGGTGCTACATACACCCCTGTGCTCAATGCACTATGGAAAGCATTAGCCAATCGACAGGCGTTTATTTCCTCTTTAGTCATTGCTGGTCGAGGTTTTACAGCCTTCTTCTTCTCCGGCCTTGCCGATTTGAGAGCGCGAGTAATAGCCCCGCTAACAAAAAAATTCTTCTGCGCGTTCTTCAGGTGATACAAATATTTTCCCGTTGCCTGACATTTGATCTTCTCAATTTCTACGTATGGCGAACGAAACATATTCCAAATTCTTCTGGCGATGTTCTTTGCTGTTTGTTTTTTAAATTTGGCGTTTACTTCCTCCCGAATTTGACTCATAGACAGCCTGCGACCCTGCATTATTTTGACAAGGTCTTTAGCGGTTACATTGCGCTTCAGGTTGCTATAGGCCAGCAGGAGAGATTCGCGGAAATACTGACGCGCCGAACCACCGAAGGTATCAGCGCCCTTTCTTGCCAGTTCCCACGCATGACGAAATACCAGAGCAAAATCGCGCAT